GGTTGTATCATACTTCAAACGGAAGACACTTCGCAGAATGCTTGGTACCTATGAAGGTAACTGCAGTTGCTGCTGGTGACGACGGTGTGACAGGTGATACAGTTGATGAAGATGCAATCGTAGCCGATAGCTAATTCTAAATAGTTAGCCTTTTATTGTTATGAATTTGACAGAATCAACCTTTCTGCTATACGCGATGAAAAACTATGATAACCCTCAGTGTACTGAGATGTCAGAGTTTGAAGAAGACATTAAACGTTTTCAGTACCTGCGTAAGCTATTCAGTCGTTATCGTCAAGATGATGAATTGAAGGAAAGGTTAATTCTGAACCATCTCATTGTAATATTCAATGTGTTTGGTCCTGAGGCAACAAATATGTTATTCATGCGGTTGCATGAGTATCACGAATTTTTAAAACCATTCGTAGAGTATTTGAATTTTATGCCTGAGGTATTAATATACGATGGAGTGATGATAAATTCTAATTCTATTACAGGTGACGAATTTATTAAAAATAGGTTAAAGGAAATATAAATGGTAGATTTGTTCTTAGCATATTCTTTTATTAAGAGGTTAGTTAAACCTTTTGATAAGTGGCCTGCGTATAAGTTAGGTATTATCGACGAAAAAGGTAATGTCTTAATTAAACGAAAGGACTTTGGAAAGAATGAACAGAAGAAAGCGTTTGGTGTATTTGACCAAATGATTTTGAATATTAAAAAGTTATTAGGAAAACTACCAGGCGGACAAACAAAACTTGCATCGTATGCAACAGCTCTTTGGTTAATTAAAGAGCAACAAAGAATAGAAGCAACCAATTATTTAACGGAAGAATCTATTCAAGAAGATTTAGATTTGGCTTTAGACAGGTTCATAAAAGAATGGGGACCTGTTATTGCTGAAGCAGCAAAACGCGAAATGGAAGAAGAACCGACTAACTCTGTCGGTGGTGGAGCAATTGCTGGTTTAGGAGTAGGACCTGACGGAGAACCCGGGGTATCTAAAAAGAATCAAAAGAAACACAAGAAACGTATTCGAGATATTATGGGTACGGTGAATGTTAAAGAAGATGCAGTTGCTCAGGCTCAATTAAAAGCAAGGCAAGCATCTGAACTTGATATTATGAAAGATCGTCAAGATAAAGAAAAGGAAAGAATTAAACTAAAACACGCTGCTGAGGCTGAACGTCAAAAGGTTCAAGACGAAGTCGAAAAAGAGCGTGAGAAACGCAGACAAGAACGCGATAAAGAGCGTGCTGCCGCAAAACAAGCATTAGGTTCTGCGTCAGGTTAATTTAAAAAGGAATAGATATGAAATCATTTAATAAATGGGAACAGGAACAATTAGACGAAGGTAAAGTTACCGTTGCCAAACTAAGAGTCGGAACAACTGTTACTCCTATGTGGAAAGGCCGTAGTGCAAAGAACTATGGTATTTCAGGAATGCCCGTTTATGATGGCAAAGTAAAGGTTCTCGGTATGGGAATTGTTCCTTTCGGTAAACCGGCAAATAAGAGACATATAATCGGAAAGGATTATAAAGACGTTCAATCCAAGTACAAAGAAATTTGGAATACGGAAGAAATTCGTTATGGTCGTTTTTGGAATGCTCAACACCGTATGAAAACTTTTTTCAATACAATCGCAGCGGAAGACAAGAAACTCAAACCAGGATTCGTATGTTGGATTTGGGAAGTAGTAGATGGACCTGATAAAGGTAAAATCCATTATTGCTTTATTGATTCTGATGATAAGTGGGCAATTGCATTTATGAACAAGTCTGCTGAATTTGAAATGATTAGTTAATAACTATGCCTGATTATGATAAAGTTTTAGAGTTAGCCGAAGTACTCAAATTTGATACTGATAATGTCGTTAAGAAAGTAACACTTAATGTTAAAACTTATGATGTATCAGTAGGAAGTGGAATATATTCAGTACAACCTATGGTTGCTAATTTATCAGCCGAAGATCGTGCGAATACAGAAGTAACAAAAGTAACCACAGCAAACACTGCAGTTGACATCGCGTTGTGGGGATATGAATATGCAGGCGGCGATGATTATTATAATAACGTTATTAATGCTGCCAATAGTGCGATAAACCAAGTAGCGAGCCTTTTAGAATTTCAAGGTACATCCACTGTTGACATAACGACGTTAACATAGAGAGGAACAAAATGTTTTTTAGAGATACAAAATTAGACAGAGAAGCTGTCTTTGAACAATTAAAAATCGACGAAGGTGTGGTGTATGAAATCTATCATGATCACCTGGGATACCCTACTTTCGGAGTTGGCCACTTGGTACTCGAATCCGATGCTGAATTCGGATCTCCTGTCGGAACTCCAGTTGATGAAGAAAGAGTTAAGGACTGCTTCGAGCGTGACCTTGACCTCGCCATCTCAGAATGTAATGCTTTATACGAAGATGGGATATTTGAAGATTTACCAGACGAAGTGCAACAAATCCTGGTTAATATGATGTTTAATATGGGTAGAACCAGACTAAGCAAGTTTAAGAAAATGCACGAAGCCATTCTCAAAGGAGATTGGAAAGAAGCCGCTGTTGAGGGTAGAGATTCTCGATGGCACAAACAAGTCACTAACCGAGCCGAGAGATTAATGGTTCGTTTAGAGAATGTATAAATAATTTTACTATAATATAATATGGAGAATAGAAATGCCAGTAAATGATATAATCGCAAACGCGTTGGATAACAATCCTCTTAACCTTAAGAAAGCTTTTGACGACGAAATGACAAGCCGTGTAAGAACAGCTTTAAATCATAAATATCAGGATATGACACAAGAGCATCCTGAAGTCGCAGAAGTAGAAACAATGGCTGCTGACCTAGCGGCTGAAGAACCTGCTGTTGATTTACCCGAAGAGACTGAAGAAACAACAGAAGACTAAACAATGTTTAACCAAATATTCATAGGAATTATATTGGTTCTCGGTTTAGGTTCATATTGGTTATATAACGAAAACGTAACTTTAAAAGAGAACGCAGTTAAACTCGAAGCCGCTGTTGAAGAACAGAAGGCAACGATGGAAGCACTGCAAGCATCTTTTGAAAGACAAGGAGAATCGTTATCTAATCTTCAACGTAATTACAATCAAATAGAGCAAGAGAAAGACCAGTATCTTGCTATATTTGCTCGACACAATTTTGATAAACTTGCACTTGCCAAACCCGGTCTTATGGAAATAAGATTTAATAATGGTACCGCAGAAGTATTTGAGGACATAGAGAATGACAGCAAAGCTATTAGCGAGCTTGATGCTCCTGACGTTCCTTAGCGGTTGTAGTACCTTACAAAATGTATTTGGTACTAAACAAGTTGAGGTCGTAACAAAACCAATTAAGATAGAAATTATTCAACCGACACTACCGCGTCCTATTGAATTAAACGATCCTAAATGGTATGTTGTATCTGAAGCTGTAATTACAAACCCATGTAAAGCTACAATACAATACGAACCTCCAAGATTTGATAATGAAGGTAATGAAAAATTCAAACGTCCAAAGGACTGTCCTTTAACAGAGCGCGAGAACCCTGACTGGCCCGTAGGTTATACTTACCTTGATAAATTCCTTGACGATATGAAAAAGAAGAACAACGGTGATGTGGTGTTTGTAGCAATGACCGTTGGAGACTATCAATTGATGTCAAAGAATACGCAAGAACTTCGAAGATATATACGAGAGCTCGGTGAAGTCATTGTATATTATCGGAACGTAACTATCGACGATGAACCCGCCGCAGGCATTGCGATTCAAAATAAATCAGATAATAATTGATTTAACCTCGTTTTTCCTTAGCCGCCTTTATAAATATCCATTGACATATAATGGATACTTTGATATAATAACCCCAATACTGGAGTAAATATGTCTGACGACTTACAACACGTTAAGACCGACATCGCATTAATTAAAAAAGACATTCAATCAATTGGAAAGTTTTTTGATAAGGTTGATGATGCCGTGGATGGAATGCAAGATATTGCTAAGTCCTTGGCAGTGCAGCAACAAATCATGGAGAATTTTCAATCCAAGATTGAGTTCCTGGATGAAAAGCTACAAGACCAAAGACGCATGAATATGGAAGCGCGTCTTGCTATGAAAGAAGAACTTGACGATTACAAGCAAGCGTTTAAAGAAGAAATGTTAAACGCAATGGTTGATGGCAAAGAACAACATCGGTTAATGGCAGAAGAAACAAAAGCTGCTCACGAACGAAGACATGCCGAAACTTTAGCAATTATTGAAAATATAGTACGTGACGTTAAAGATAAAGTTGCCATACAAGAACAACAAATTCGTTCACTTGAGAATTTGAAGTGGTGGATGCTAGGAGCATTTGCTATTATCACTTTCATATTAAATTATGCTGACCTTTCTGTTATATTTCAAAAATAACTATTGACATTTCAGTCGTTCTGTATTATAATAGTCGCAAAGATTAATTAACATTTGGATTTTATATTATGCTTGACTTTGTGGATATTCAATATGCCCAGCATTTGGCCGGGAGATTGGACAGATACAAGATAAAACAAACTCGACCTTATAAGATAAATTTCCGCTGTCCTATCTGCGGAGATTCTAAAAAGAGTCGGTCAAAAGCTCGTGGATGGCTCCTTGAGAAAGATAATTCCTTGTTCTACTATTGTCATAATTGTGGAGCAAGTCATTCCTTTTCCAACTTTCTCAAGGCCATCGACCCTTTAGCATACAATGACTATGTTGCTGAAAAATTTATCGGCAAAGCAAATAACTCTCTTGAAACGACAACATCAACTCTAGAGCAGACTAAATTTGAGCAACCAAATTTCTCTCACAGAGATGTGCTAAAAAACTTAAAAAAAATCAGTCAACTCGATTATAATCACCCAGTAAAGAAATATATAGATAAAAGGAGTATTCCTACTAAGCACCATTACCGTCTTTACTTCGCACCAAGATTTAAAGAATGGATTAACGGAATCATTCCAAATAAGTTCGAGAACGTAAAGAAAGACGAGCCTCGCTTAGTTATTCCTTTTTTAGACAAAGACCGAAAATGTTTCGGAGTCGCAGCTCGAGGGTTTGACCCAGACGGGCTAAGGTATATTTCCATCATGTTTGAGGAAGTACCTAAAATATTTGGACTTGACAAAGTAAACTTTAAAGAAAAGTATTATGTTGTTGAGGGTGCGTTGGATAGTATGTTTTTATCAAACGCGGTTGCGATGGCTGGAGCTGACGGTGGTACTAACGCACTTGAAAATGTGGAGAATGCAGTCTTTGTCTTTGACGCTGAGCCTCGTAATAAAGAGATTCACAAAAGAATGGAAAAGTTAATAGATGCAGGTCATAGTATTGTAATATGGCCTAACGATATTGAAGGAAAGGATATTAATGAAATGGTACTCTCAGGTAAAATTAGTTGTGTTGAGAGTTTAATGAGAACAATTACGTATAAAGGTTTAGAGGCTAAATTGAAATTTCAACAATGGAGAAGGACATAGATAATGAAAGTTAAAGTGATATCCTATAGTCAAGTACCGGATTTGGTAGATTCACCTAAAGAACATTTAGATGGAGACAATTCGTTACTGGGTCTAGTAGCATACTGCGCACGAGTAAGTAATCCTAGTAATCAAAATAATACAGAAACAAACGGTAAGCTTGTTAATTATTTAATCAAGCACAAACATTGGTCGCCTTTAGAAATGGTAAGTCTTTGTTTGGAAGTAGAAACAACAAGAGACATAGCACGTCAATTATTAAGACATCGTAGTTTTTCTTTTCAGGAATTTAGTCAACGATACGCAAACCCATTGGAAGATTTAGAAATGGTTGCTCGTGAAGCAAGACTACAGGATCCGAAGAATCGTCAGAACAGTATTGCTATTGATGTAAACGATGAAGCACAACGAAGAATTAATGAAGAATGGAGAATGAAACAATTACAGTTCATTCGTCAATCAAAACAATTATATTCATGGGCAATTGAAAAAGGAATCGCAAAAGAACAAGCAAGAGCCGTCTTACCTGAAGGAAATACAGTTTCAAGATTATATGTAAATGGTACACTACGTTCTTGGGTTCATTATATTGAACTGAGAAGTGGAAATGGTACTCAACTTGAACACATGGAACTTGCACGTGCTGTAGCAAAAGTAATTAGTAATATCTTTCCTTTGGTCAACGAATATGTACAAGAAAAATAACAGGAGCAGAGAATGCAGCATTTAGGTATAGAAATAGAAACAAAAAGAGATAAGGATTTATCAGAACAGTCATTCAAACTCTTAAAAGATTATTATTGTAGAGAAGATGAAAAATCGCCACAACATGCGTTTGCTCGTGCAGCCGTTGCTTTTTGTGGTGGTAATTTAAAACTTGCCCAAAGAATTTATGACTATGTTTCTAAAGGTTGGTTTATGTATGCATCTCCTGTGCTTTCAAATGCGCCATTGAAAGGAGAAAAAGCCAAGGCATTACCAATCAGTTGCTTTCTTACCTATGTACCAGACACATTAGACGGCCTTATTGACCATACCGCAGAGTTAAGATGGTTATCTGTTAAAGGTGGTGGAGTAGGTGGTCATTGGTCTGATATTCGTGCTGTATCAAAGAAAGCTCCAGGTCCTATGCCGTTTCTACATACTGTTGATGCTGATATGGTTGCTTATCGTCAAGGAAGAACAAGAAAAGGTTCTTATGCTGCATATATGGATGTTGACCATCCTGACATTGTAGAATTTATTAATATGCGTATTCCTACAGGTGATGTGAATCGTAAGAATCTAAATTTACACCACGCAGTTAATATTACAGACAAATTTATGGAAGCAGTAGAGGCAGGTGTTGAATGGAATTTACTAGACCCTAATGATAAATCTGTCCGTGATAGTATTGATGCAAGAAAGCTATGGGAATTAATTTTAGAAACAAGATATAGAACAGGTGAGCCGTATCTTAATTTTATTGATACTGCTAACCGTGCTTTACCTGATGCTCAAAAGGCAATGGGTCTATCTATTAAGGGGTCTAACCTATGTAACGAAATTCATTTAGTGACCTCTGAAGAAAGGACAGCGGTATGTTGTTTATCATCTGTTAATTTAGAAATGTATGACGAATGGAAAGATACGAGTATGGTAAAGGATTTAATCGTATACTTAGATAATGTATTACAGTTCTTTATTGATAATGCAGGTGATGAGATTAGTAAAGCAAGATTCTCAGCAACACAAGAAAGGTCATTAGGTTTAGGTGCGATGGGATTCCATTCGTATCTACAAAAACATTCAGTGCCATTTGATTCTGAACAAGCAGAAGGTATGAATGAATCAATATTTAAAAATATTAAAGATGAAGCATTACAAGCTACTTTAGAAATGGGTAAGCGTCGAGGTGAAGCTCCTGATATGAAAGGAACAGGTCGTCGTAACGCTCATATGTTAGCAATTGCTCCAAACGCAAATAGTTCTATGATTGTAAATACAAGTCCAAGTATTGAACCTTGGAAAGCAAATGCATTTACTTCTAGAACAAGGGTGGGATCTCACCTAAATAAAAATCCATATCTTGAAATAGAATTGGAAAAAATTGGAAAGAATACCGAAGAGGTATGGTCAACGATTATTACAAATGGTGGTTCAGTGCAACACCTAGATTTCTTAGATAACCATATTAAAGAAGTATTCTTAACAGCGATTGAATTAAATCAGTTGGCTTTAGTTAAATTAGCAGGAGAAAGACAAAAGTACCTATGTCAAGGTCAATCATTAAATCTTTTCTTCCCAGCTGGAGCAACAAAGAAAGAACTACATCAAGCCCACTATCAAGCGTGGAAGCAAGGATGTAAAGGATTATATTATTTAAGAACAGAATCTTCTAACCGTGCAGAAAACGTATCCCAGAAAGTGGAACGCGAAAAGTTAGATGATATTATTAACCCAGACTCAATTAAGTTCAGTAACGGATCGGAGGAACAACAAGATGAGTGCATCGCCTGCGAAGGATGATAGAAAAACAGGAAAGAAAATGGAAGTACTAATTTATACCAAATCAAATTGCCCTTTTTGTGAAAAGGCAAAAGCATGGTTTACACAACATGGATTTGGTTATACTCAAGTGTTATTAGATGATGAAGAACAAAGATTAGCATTTTATCAAAGAATCTCAAATGGTAGAGAAGTAAGGTCTGTACCTCAGATCTTTATTGATGAAAAACATATCGGTACATATAATGACCTAATGGCAATCTCTGATACCTTAATTAAAAAGCAAGGTGGCTTAATGGAATTTAGTGAAACATATAAACCGTTTCATTATCCTTGGGCTGTTGAAATTACAACAAGACATGAAAAGGCTCATTGGATTGAAGATGAATTAGATTTGTCTGAAGACGTAGCAGATTGGAAAGGTGGTAAGATCACTCCAGTTGAAAAGGAATATATTATTAACATCTTAAGATTGTTTACTCAGTCTGATGTTGCTGTAGGTCAAAACTATTACGACCAATTTATTCCAAAGTTTAAGAACAATGAAATTCGTAATATGTTAGGATCGTTTGCTGCTCGAGAAGGTATTCACCAAAGAGCATACGCATTATTAAATGAAACATTAGGTTTACCTGATTCTGAATACCATGCATTCCTTGAGTATTCTGAAATGGCAGACAAGATTGACTATATGCGTAAGGCAGATACAAATACATTACGTGGTCTTGGACTGTCTTTAGCAAAATCTGTATTTAATGAAGGTGTTGCTTTATTTGCTTCTTTCGTTATGTTACTTAACTTTCAACGTTTCGGTAAAATGAAAGGTATGGGTAAAGTAGTTGAATGGAGTATACGAGACGAATCAATTCATGTTGAAGGTAACTCTAAATTATTTAAAGCATTTGTAAAAGAACATAGTCGTGTTGTTGACGATGAGTTCAAAAAAGAAATTTATGAAATGTCAAAAGACATTGTAGATTTGGAAGATAAGTTTATCGACCTTGCTTATGCGATGGGATCCATTGAAGGCCTTGAAAAATCTGAAGTAAAAGAATATATAAAATATATAACGGACAGAAGATTATTACAATTAGGCATGAAACCAAACTTTAAGGTAAAAGAAAATCCATTACCTTGGTTAGAATGGGTACTGAATGGTGCTGACCATACAAACTTCTTTGAAAATCGTGTAACCGAATATGAGGTTGCTGGACTATCAGGAAATTGGGATGATGCCTACGCAGCTTAGGCGTAGAAAATGATAAACAACAAATACTTTCAAGATGTAGTTGATACTCTTAAAGATGAAGGCAGATATAGAGTCTTTAATGACATA